TCATTCCACCTGCGAGTGTGGATCAGCTCGTTCTTGTGAGGGGCCGTTAACGTTTTCAGCCAGACCATTGTCATAGCAGTCGCCAACTGTCCCAGTAGAAGCGGCAATCCCGTGCTGAGCAAGCCGCTCGTTGTAGACAACGCTGACGTACTGCGAGCCGTGATCTAAATGGTGAATGAGACCTGTTGTTTCCTCAGCACACTCGATCGCTTGATTGAGTGCCTGCAGCGGCAACGCCTCGGTACGCATCGAGTCCGATAGTGCCCACCCAACGATCTGTCGAGAGTACACGTCAGTGACAAACGCGGTGTAGACGAATCCTTTACGCGTTCGCACATACGTAATATCCGCCACCCACAACCGGTTCGGCCCGGAGGCTGTGAATTCGCGGTTGACCAAATCAGGGTGAAGATCCTGCGACTTGGATTTGCGGGTCGTGATCGGCGCTCCACCTTTACCTTTGCCGGATACTCCTGCCAAACGCATCAACCAGGCAGTCTGTTCACGGCCAACACCGATACCTTCGCGGCGAAGGGCGTGCCACATTTTCCGTACACCGTAGACGCCGTAGTTTTCGGCATGGACCACACAGATGTGCTCAATCAGGGCAGCATCACGCAGACTCCGCGAACTAAGTCCACGAGCTTTGGATTGACGGTAGCCACGCGAGGAGATGAAGCCTCCTTCGCGATTGCGCTTCAACGTCGTACAGATGAACTCGACTGTGAAACGATCCCGATATGTATCAATGAACTGGATCATTTCTTAACGTTTTGGGCCGAGTTCTGACGCGAAAAAAGCCGATGCAGCTTTCAATAGCTCGTTGGTATCGCGGAGTTCCTGATTCTCCCGGCGCAGCCTGGCGTTTTCGGCGGCCAAATCCTCCGGCAGGCGTTCGGGGGCGTGTCCGTTGCGGCGAGCTGCCTGAGTCCACTGCCGGGCTGTATGCCACGACACGCCCAGTTTTGGGACCACAGCCTGGCAGGCAGCTTGTATCGACATGTTTTCTGCCACAATGCGATCTTCAACAAGACGGACCACCCGATCCTTGGCATCCTGGTCAAATTTTCTTGGCATGGTCCAGATTTTCCCATCTACTCAAACGGAACAAAACCTAGGGCACTTCACGCTAAAGAGTCCTAGGTTTTGTTCCGCTTCCTAAATAGGTGCCAGCTTTGTGGTATGGGTCTGATTGTAACTGTTTATAATCTCAACGGGGGTTCGGTGCCCGAGGGGTTTGTGGAGGCGTGTGGCATTCCACCAGTGAACCCAGTTCATGGTGGCAAACTCGACCTCGGTTAAGGATCCCTAGGGCTGGCCGTGTATCGATGCATGAATGACCCCACTACCTTCTCTACTGGGAACTCCGCCACCAAGTCAAAAATCACGAAGATGACGGCGATATGAGCACAGAAGCCTAGCCATTTATACGATTCAGCCCTCTAAACCGCGAACCTTTTAGCGCCAGGCACACTTTTTAGCGCCAGGCACACTTTTTAGCGGCCGCCATACTTTTTAGCGGTTCAGCCTGAATCGAGCCTACACACCTCCACGAACAGCGAAACTCGTCGATAACCGAAGCCGGCCAGTCTAAGGGAAAGCAACTCTTACACCCCAAAAACCCGCTTTGACAAGCCAAAACGCCCATCGCTCAGGCAACAAAACGGACGCTCATTTTGATACAAAATGAGCGTCCTAATAGTGGAGCTGCCGGGAATCCATGAATTTTAGACATTCGCGCAGGTAGTCAGCTTCAACTTTTGCGATGCCCGACCTTCGTGCCAAATCCGTGCCAAGCACATGCGCAACCGACATACATCTATATACATATCGCGGTCGCGCCTACGCTCTAGGCATGAGCAATAAAATCAGCATCCACACCGACCACGAGACATGGACCGGCACCCCATCAGAACTCCGCGACCTTTTCATTTCCATGATCCCCGCGGAGCCTAATCTTGGACAGTTGCAGGAGCTTGCGGCGGGCGCACCGGTGGTCATACTAGCGGCAGCAGCGAAAGCGACGGGCAGCGTAAACCACTTTTCATTCAGCCTTTTATGAAAGGCCCTGAGGATGCGCCTGTGCGCCCCACCGTGCGGAAGCTGTAAAACGCAGAAAAGACCCCCTACCAGCAGTTATGCCAGTAGGGGGCTTATTTTTAGAAGTCTTGTTCCAGCTCATCGGGGACGGGATATTTTTCACGCGCACCCGGATAAGCCAAATGCAGCTCACGGATATAATGCACCGCCGCATAATAGCGGGTGCGCCACAAGTCCAACTTCTCCTGAATTTGATTCAACTGATCTTGCAGGCGGGCAATCATCTCATTACGCTCTTTAAGCTGCTTACTCGTCCAGTCCTTCATCTCGGTGACATACGCCTGCCACTCCGGACCTTTGGCCTCCACCTCAGCAGACTCTTTCTGGGCGCGGGCGGTGACACGGGCCGTGAAATAGCCGATGATCGCGACCAGACCACCACCGAGCAGAAAATTCAGGATCGGGTTAGTCAACTCCTCCACGGGGATCCTCCCTCCGATCACCCAGATCAATCCTCACCGTGGGGTAGGCGCGAGAAAACGCCCACAACACCAGCAGCGAGGTAGACCCATAGCTAATCGCAGTCACCCACGCCCTAGGAGACTCCCCAATCAGCGTCTGCCACGTAAAAGACAAGCACCACGCTGCATGCATAGACACGACCAAGCCGACAGCTATGGGGATGAGCCTGTGGCAAAAAATAGCCACACCCAGCATAAAAGCAATAACAGCCCACACCCCACCCCATACCATCGGGGTGGTCAATGACTCTAGCCAGTGCACCGGATTCCGCTGCTGATCCACCTGCCACGGGGCGTACGACCACGCCCGCAGCATCGCAGAGGTCGCCAAAATCAGCAGACCAGCACGCGTAGACCGCACCGCCCTACCAAGAAACTGCATACCACTCACCCCTGTGGGTAGATAGATCCGAACGGCGCGCCGGGTGTTTCTGGCTTCGGCTCGTCGCCCCGTCCGGCGTTGTTGACAACGTTTTGTACAGCCTCGGATAGACGGTCAATCTTCTTGAGCGCCGCGTCTAGATCGCCTTTTGTGGTCTTGTCATCAGACCCTTCGTGGGTTTTCGCAGACGCAAGCGCCAAAGACAATGACGCGAGCACACCGATAATCGAATCGAGGTTAGCGGTCACCCCGTCTGCCTGCTCTTGGGTGATGATCCCGAAAGCGACGGCCACGCCGAGTGCGACGGCTAGCGCACCGTAGATGAGCTTACGCTGAACCCACGCGGACTTGACATTAAACTTTTTCACAGTTATTTTCCTTCCAATTGTGCGTTGATACGCTTAATGGCCTCGCCTTGCTCAAGCTGGGCGAAAAAGACCATGACCAGCATTTCCACAAGTGTCAGCGAGCCCTTTTCAGCGAGCTTTTTCTCAGCAATGCCCTTGAGACTTTCCATGTCCCAGCCGTTGAAAGTGGGATTGCCTTTGTTGTCGCGGCCCGCGCCTGCGAGCTGCTCAAAAGTGAGTTTCTGAAGATCAATATCCATATGTTTTTCCTGCTTGATTCGGATTTTTGTCTTTGAATAGGCGTACCCCTTGGGGACGATCAGCGTGCAGAATTGATCAAAGCCGATCCAGTATCCGTAGGGGTAGAAGCCCGAGTCGGCGATCCAGAGTCTGCGGCCGCCCGCGTCGGAGTAGCCCATCACCGCGATGTAGTGGTAGACGGTTCCGCCGGCGTAGGTGGGGCTGATCGTGGACGGGGGAACCGCCTTGGGATAGTTTGATGGTGGGGCCACGATGTTTGCGATGACACCGCGACCGGCGTTGATTGAGTTGGTGATCTCACCCCAGATGACGTTCTTTGCTTCCTGATTGGGGTATGCACCTACGTCACGGTGAGTGTATTCCCCACCCTCGACAAGCGCGTTGAGCACTGCTGGGAATTGTCCAATGTAGTCGGTACCGTTGATTGTGGTGCCGAGTTTCCTAGCCAGCTCAGATTCGGGAATCATCTTCCCCGTGGCCGCTGCCACCACTGTCTGAGTGGATGCAGGACCACAGTAGTAGCCGGTGTCTTGTGTGATTTGTGAGCGTGGGTAGTCGAGGACTTTCTCCACGACCGCCTCCTTTCTACTATTGAAAAGTGCTTGTAGGCGGGTGACATCGCCGCGAAACGCGTTAGCGTCCACGCCACGTACCCAGCTGGATACCAGCGCAGATGACGCGTACTGCCACAGCTCAACGGGACGGCCACCCATGGACTTATCCCACTGGGGGTGCTGGTCGCCGCCATACAATTCGGTGTGTGGAAGCGTGCTGGTGCGCGGATATGCGGCACCCCACAGGTGTGCGAATTCGGTGGTGTCGCCCCCGTGCTGCTGCCACCACGGCCAATAGGAATAAACCCCCAGCACCGTGATCCCCGCCGCCTCAAAGAGGCGCTTCACCTCACGGATATGCCCCATGGTCAGCCCCGCGTTTGTCTCGCAGTCCAGCCATATCGGTAGCCGCCAGCGATCCCCCATCACAGCTAGAGCCGTATCCACCTGTGCTTTTAGCGTGGAACCCTCACTGGGGTTACGCAGGTAGGTGTAGGCGGCGAGCGCTGCGGTACTCCTGCGTGCATCATCCACATGCGAGCGATAGCAGCGATCCCTATAATCGCCGTCATTTGTCCGCATGATCACGAAAGACAAATCGGATTCGCGCACCGCACGCAGCAGGTTCATCCCCGACTGGTGTTCGGAGACGTCTATGCCAAATAGCGTCAATTTTTATGCTCCTTGGGCATACAGAAAGCCCCCACCTTGGACGGTGAGGGCATAAAAAAGCACCCCATAAGGTGCCTGTTGACCTAATTTTAACTCTTGCGGAAGCGTATCCACGCTAAACCATCTGCGCCATTTTGACCGGGGCTAGCAGAACCAAAAAATGAGTTTTTACCACTACCACCACCACCACCATCACCCGGGTGAATACCTGGACTGTCGATAGGTGCTTCGCTACCCTTAGGCAGGCGGAAGCCCGGCACATTTACTTCTCCACGTGCCCCGCCCTCAGCGTACCTGCTAGAACTTGAACGCCCTCCACGTCCTCCATTCGCGATGATTCGTGTACCCCCTATAGAAATGCTTGTGGCCTCTCCACTCTCAGCAGGGTAGTTCGTTTGAGTGCTGCCGTATCCACCCGCACCAACCACGACCGTCATTCGCCCCTGTGACACCCGGGTAGTGCCGGTCCTACCCCGTCCCGAATACCCGCCTTCACCATTCTCTCTCGGACTTCTGCCACCAGCACATCCTCCACCCCCACCACCGAACACCACATAGTCTAAGGTATCCGCCCAGCGTGGGACATCCACATAGTACGTATTGGCCTCAGTAAATTTATGGGTAACTGGTTCGTAGTGCGCTTTCCATACAAGATCCGGCCCTAAATACGCTTCTGAGAAGCTACTACCATTAAACAATAGGTTTTTAATCTCCGAGCCAAAAAAGATCATAACTACTCCTTAATGAGATACAGGGTTCCCCGCTGCGGACCGCGAGGCTTTCGGTCTACCACCTCAATTTTATTAATCCCAGAGTCCCCGGTGATCATGCCCGCAATCTCGTCTCTTCCAGCCTTTTTACCAACCTCAGTCTCAATCGTGGAATACTTCTCTTCCAGCTGACTAACCTTAGTTAGATCGGCTTCAAGCCCTGTAATCTCACCCTTGTTGTGGGTGTGCGAAGAACTTGCCTTACCGGCCAAAGCCTCAGCCAACCCACGAACCCCATCAATGCTGAGAGAATCAAGCCGTGCCTTCAACTGCTTCACGGTCTCAGAATCCGCCATCCTCGAAAGCTTCTGGATAATCTCAGCCTCCAGCGTGCCACCAGCTTTCACACGCTCCGCTAATTCCTCTAGCGTATCCAACATCTCAGGGGCATTACCTTTAAGCTTCGCAATCGCTGCATCAACCACACGCTGAACCGCCGACTCAGCAGACTTAGCAGCTGCCTGAGCCTTCAAAGAATGCTGCCCCGCGTTCGCTGCATCCCGCCTGACCGCTTCAGCATCACCCCTGACCTGCGACACGATCTGCTGTGTGGCTTGGGTGATCTTTTCTTGCACCACAGCAAAAGAAGTCTCAGCATGCTCTTTCAACCACTCGTATTGTGGCTGCCACCTATCAAGCTGCTGGACGCGTTCCTCCCACTGAGCAAGCCGAGCCTTGACCTGCTGCCACGCCGACGACACCGAGGCCTCAGCAGCCTTCGCAGCAGCCGACGAGGCCTCCACAGCCTCCGCAGCAGCCTCAACCTTCTCACGATCAGCAGCCACAGACTTCACCGCCTCACCCGTGGATTTCACACCACGAGCCACCTGATCAGCCAACTCCGCTAGCCTGTCATGCACATCAGGGGTGAAATCTTTCGCATCCTCCACCGCCTGCCGAATCGTGGCAGTACCCTCATGGATCAGTAGAGGGATCGATTCACGGGCCATAAAATCCGTGCCAATCAACACCAGCACAGCAGCACCCAGCGCGATAGTCGCCGTGAACTCACCATGCTCATCGACAGTGATGCGCACCGGCTCATCCACGATCAACTCACCATCCCCCGGGCGGGTGGCAGCAGGGCGCAGCCACACCTCCTTAATCCTTGAGGGCTGATTGGTGATCGTGGATAATTTTCCTTGAACAGCAGGCATTATTGTTGTAGTCCTCTCTTTCTTCGTTCTTCGGTCAAAATGGCTGCGAAATCGACGATCGGATGTACTGTGACCGACACTTTTTGGAAAGCTTCAAAGCTTCCTACGCTGGGGACTACCGTTTCGCCGGCGTTAATCTCCACCGTGAATGAGGATGAATACCCGGACAAGGCCGTGACGCGTGCTACCCCTAGCACCGACGCGCCCACGACAGTATTGGAGGGCCTGAGGTAGAACTGGATTCTATTCCGCGAGGGGTATGAGACCTGTACAGGGCCAGCCTGCACCGGAGTCCACGAATCAGCAGTCACCATACCCGGCTTGCTCAGCTCGACAAACCGCTTCATCGCCGCTTGCTGTGATTCCAATTCTTTCAAGCCTGTGTCTTGGAGCCGGTTCCATTCAGCGTTTTTGTTGATTAGCTCAGATTGGACTTTATCCAGTTGGTCTTTTTGCTGCCGCCATTTCGCCAGAGCGTCCTCGGCAGTTTCCTGCGCTGTTACCGCTTTCGCGTCAGCGCCCTCGGCCTTCCGATCAGCAACCTTTGCTGCATCCTTGGCTGCGGACGCCGCCGACGACACCCCACCCACATCGCGCAAACGTGCACGACGTTCCGCAGCAATATCACGCTGCATATCCTTCTTTTGGCGTGCGCGGGCAACCGCATCGCCCAAAACCTGGCCACCAACGTGTACGCGATAGCCGACAGGCTCCGTCGCCGTGCCAATACAATCAATCGCAGTAATTAGCTGTCCGGTCAAAATACGCCCCCATAGAAATACGGGGACGCGATCGCCTACGAAAAAATCAGTCAAAGGGCGAAGCCTGCCAAGGCCAGCATTCGTGATGTCCTTCTCGAAAAAGACCTCGCCACTAGCCTTAGAGACCGCAGTGTCAAAAATTTCTTCAACGTTCGATGTGCCCAACTCGGGTGGTTCAGCATGGCCGTTAGTTGCCGTGATGGAAACGTCTTCACGGATAAAACGACGCGCTGAAAGGCCAGGATCAGACTCGTTCAGCCGTCCTACATAGCCGAGGCGTAACCCTTCCTCAAGTTTGGGGGGTTCAAAATCGTCAGGCCAATCAACATCCCAGTAACCATAAACAAAAAAGGCAAGCCGGCGCACAACAGTCAACTCGCCGCCGTCGGCAATAAGCGCAGGTAAAGGCATTACTCGATCTCCCTAGACTTTTCGACACGCACTACACAAATAGGATGGTCAAAAGACCTCAAAACAGGTTCTTGTTTGTATGCTGGGCGCACCAAAATAGGATCATCACCGGGGAACCATAGCCACGTTGTGACAGTCACTCCACTAATACGTGCGGGGTCGGCAATAGCCCCCCACACAGTCTGATCGCTCAGTCGGATGAAAATCTCATCCGACTCATCCGTTGTTGACCAGTCAACAACAATATGGGGTTTATCCCACCCCATCTGCCTACACAATGCATCAACAGAATCTTGCACCAACGTCTTAATAACCTGCACGGCAGGGCCATTCATGGTGTAACCGTCCAAAGAATCAGCCATCTCCACAGCACCATAAAAACGTGGCTTCGAATACCTACCCCCAGCGTCCTGCTCCCACCATTTCATAGGCTCCTTACCCCACTTGCGAGGAACTGACGGGCACGGCGTAACATCCAACAACCCAATCAAATCTTGACCAGAAGGGGCAATAGTCTCCGGAACGTCCCCCCGCCCAGAAGCAAGCGTATGAGAAATAAAATACGCCTGTCGGGAACGGCTACCAGCCGTCTGCACAATAATATTTCGCGCTGCGGACATATTCGGCTCAATCGTTCCCCGCTCCGAAAATACCCCAAGATTCTCGGCGATAAGCTCATCCACCACCATATGCGGGATACCATTCGACGAAGCGGGCGTAGACAATTCAATATCCGAAGCCGATAGACGTACCGAACGTGCATTGCAATCAATCAACGTCGGCATATCGCAAATAGGCTTCCAATTCTCATCAGCGAGGCACACCCACCGGCCTTCATCTTTGATCTTCTGGGCACTGTGTTTTTGTACCTGCTCCCAAAACTTATCTACAGCCATGGTGACAAAACCCCCACTTCCCAAATAAGCTCAGCACCCTCCGGAATCATATACGTGCGCTTAGCATCCACGGGCACCCCCTCAAAAACAACCTGCCCACGAATCTTCTTCCACAGTGGTTCATCAAGAACCCCAGCAAGATCAAGTACTTCGCCAGAGCCTTTAGGAACCAGCGACACAACACGCCAATCATCCACGCGTGGGAGAATGAAAGTTGAACCCGATGGGGTTTGTACTTCGCCGCCTAGCCCCTTCCACCTGATTTTCGGGTATATCGTAGACTCACCAAAATTCGTCACAGTGACAATACGCTGCGTCCCCTCCGAAAGTGGAACCACCCACAACCCGCTATCACAATAAAACTTAAACACCCCACGAAACGCCCCCTGGCGCTTATTGATTTGCTCCAGCACGGGCACCTTCAAAACCACACACGGCAAACCCACCGTAGGATGCAACGTATCCACAATCTTCAAATACCCCTTCTTGCGAGAGGAGCACCCCCTACAAAAGTCATGAAAAAGCTCGGACGGGTCGCCATGATGTCCAAACTTCGTAGCCGAAGAAAACACCAGCCCAAGCTCAAACTCAATCGGTTTGATTTCCCCGTCGTGGGCACCAACACGTTCACCAGTAACCCCAATGAGAGATGTAGACGTGATCTCACGTACTCCAGTGAAATCACCAACGGTACGGGACTCCACAAAAACACCTCGGATTTCAGCACCGGTCAAAGGCCATTCGACCCCATCTGCACCAACCCACACCAATGTTTTTGACACTATCTACACCTCTCATCTGAGCGACCTACAAGACAGTCCCCGCCATCACCTCAGAAGCAGTCGGGCGACTTGGCGCCTCAATCCGCTTCAACCGAAGTTCAATGCCAGGAATCTTTTCCACCATCTTCAATAAAGCATCAAACTGCTCCTTGGTGTACAACTCCTGCTCGGGGACCGTCAGGTTAAGAACCGTCTTCTCACCGCGAGCAGACGCCGCATAATCACGCGCCCGACCAGCCTCGAACCGCGCCAGAGCCTCCGTTGCCGCCTTAACAGCAGGATTCTTCTCACGCAAAGCGTCAGCCGAATACTGGTGTGACGCTGCGCCAGCTTCAGCAGCTGCTGCTTTCTCACGAAGCGACTGAGCCTTCTTTTCAAACTCAGCCAACGCGGCAAGCCGCTTCTGAGAAGCTTTCAGCGCCTCTTCCTGCTGCTTCATAGCTAGCAGCATTTGATCTTCTTTAGCCTCGTCCAAAGCCCGCTGCGGTGCACCAAGTGCAGACGACCGGATCAGATTCTGCGCCTGCTCGTTAAGCCCCATCGCAAAGAGCTTGCGAACCTGCGCTTCCAAAGCAGGATCCATCGTCTGTGAGAGGCCCTTGCCAGCAGCAGTACGGCGTGCGATCTCAGAATTTAAGAACCGCGCATAATCAGCATCAGCCTTCTTGCCTCCACCAAACGCGTACTTCAACGTGCCAAGAGGATTCGTCAAGAACGACCCTAACCAGCCAAAGAAACCACGATTCGCTCTACCTTCAGCTTTAGCCTTCTCCTCGTACAACCTCGCAGTATTAGCGCCAGTCAACGCACCGCCTTGACTCATCCCAAAATAGGACTTTTGCATCTGCGCCAACTGCGCCGACTGCTGAGCCAACTGCAACTGCGACTGTGCCAAATTCAATGCAGCCATCTGCTGAGCGTGTGAAGCCTCAAGCCCCGCCAACGCAGCCTTATACTGCTTCGCCATGGCGGAAAGCTTCGCAGCATTAACTTCATGCTCAAGCGCCAGAATTTCCGGCGTGGCCCGAACATAATCACCGAGACGGTCAGCCATCCCCTGGCGTTCCGCATGGCGGTAGCGATCATATGCGAGGGACATATCATTCCAATGCATAGACCCCTTACGGGCCAAGCGATCACGTTCAGCCTGGAGCTTAGCCTCAGCCTGTGCTACCGACTTAACTCCCTCAAGCTGTGTGCGCGCAAGATCGGCTTGAGCCAGACGTGTACTCCATGTTGCCTTTGTTAACGCAATCTGAGCATTCACGACCTGTTGCTGCAGTTTGGAGACGGTTTCACGTTGCTGTGCCACTAGGGCACCCCACTCCTGTACCGCCTTGAGCGAATCGGCGATGGCGTTTTTCACACCAACTTGGGCCTTGACCTGGCCTTCCCAAATCTTCTTGAAAATCTTGCCGATTGCCTGAGCAATCGTGACCATCAATTCAATCTGGGCAAGACCAGTAGCCTTAGCGGCCTGCATAGCAACGCCACGCGCCTTAGCCAAATCCTGCTCAGCCTGAGCAACCGCAGCCACATCACCATTTTTACGCGCAGCCGACAAATTACCCTCAGCTTGCACAACAGCCGACGCGGCATCCTGCTGAACAATTAGCGAGTCTTGCAGCTTCTCAAACGCGTTGACAGTCGGCTCAATGTACTCAACGATTTGGCCAAAACCGGCCATCTTCGCCACACCAAGCACATCTTTAATCCCAGCCGTGGCACCAAAAGCGCCAATACTCGAACCGATACGCTGCACCAACGCACCAACGTTATTAGCCAGCTTATTGATAGCCGACAGTTGGTTGTTGTTGATGATGACCTCCGGTTTACCGGAAAGGTTCATCGCTACCCCACCGTGTCCGAGGATACCGCCGGTGTCATAAACCTTAAACGGCAGGCCCAGTTTGTTGATACGTGCCCGCCGTTTATTCTCCGACTCCCACGCCGAAGCCAGCGAGTCAGCTTCACCCCAGTCAATCTTCGCCCCAGAATCGGTTGTAACACCATCAACAGACGTGGAAGCGATCTGATCAAACTGACCACCTACCCCACCAGCCAAGGGGATCCAATACCTATCAGTGAACTGCGGGGCATCAGCACCCGCCGCAGCGCCGCCAATCTGGCCATTGCCTCGACCGCCGCCCATTTCGACGTTGACGCGGCTGCCGTCAGCCCAGAAGATCGTTCCAGCAGTATGCCCACCATAAGGCCCGCCGTTGAAGAAGCCCATAGCAAAGCGAGCACCAGAACCAAGACCAGACTTGAAATTATTGGCACGTGCCCACGCACCTTGGGACATGGTCGCAAACTTTCGAGTGAGCCAATCAGCGGCACCACTAGCAGCAGCCGCGAACTGACTCATCGCACCAGAGCAATCACCCCAGTTCGACCCTCCCCACACATGTGGGGCGCCCTCAAGCGAGCGGCTAGCAGATACACCGTTCACTGTTTGGCCTTTAGCGAAACGAAGCAGATCATCGGGGGATACAATGCCACCGTTAGCGAACGCATTGCCCGACGCAGCGACATACCGGCCAGCAGAAGCAGGTAACGCCTGCCCATCGCGGCCAACAAGCGTTAACCCGAACTTGTCCGCGACCGTGGCAAGAATCGCCGTCGATCTGACACGCTTCGACTGTGCCAACGGGATATAGGCTTCGCCGCCGGTTTCTGGCTCAGCCCACACACGCCACGAACCAGCAGGCGCAATCTGAGCAATATGTTTCTCCATCCCACCGTTGGCGTAGTAGCGAACCACACTGCCGTTAGCGTGCGCCACACCGATCTGTGAACGCGCCCCGGACGAGGCACGATTAAACACACCAGTGATGTGGTCTTTCACACCGCCAAGCCAGTTTTTAACATCTGCCCATTTTTGTTTAAGGCCGTCCCACAGCCCGTTGAGCACGTCACGGCCAGCGTTAACCAGCCACTTTCCGGCGTCAGAGAAAAATCCCTTAATCTTCTCAGGCAGTTCCTTGACTGTTCCAACAACGTTTTCACGCATATCGGAGAACTTCTGTTTAACTGCCTCGACGAGCTCTGAAACTTTAGCCACAGTACCGCTTCTAATATCCGAGAATTTGGAAAACAGGTTTGCGGCCATATCGACAACAAATGTTTTGACCCGTTCAACACCATCGGAAAAATGCGCCTTTATCGCCGCCCACCCGGCAGAGATAATCTCAGGGATTTCATTCCACTGGCCAGTGAACACGGCCACAAGCGCTAGCCAAGCAGTAGCGAATATGTCTTTGATTATTTGCCACCCCGTAGAGAAAGCAACCTTTAAGGCATCAAAAAAACCAGAAAAAGACTGGATCTTCGTAACAAGTCCATCCCAAAGACCAGTAACAAACTCAACCCCACTGTTAAAGGCATCTTTGATGTCTTCCCACCCTGCTTTTAGTCCGTCAGTGAACTTCTGCCACAGTTCCCGTCCGGTCTCTGTCTTCGTGAAAAACACATACAGGCCAGCAGCAAGCGCGGTAATAGCAATCGCAATAAGCGCGAACGGATTTGCAGCAGTCACAGCGTTAAGAACCGTCTGTGCCGCAGCTTGAGCCTTCGTGACGTTCGTCAACTCTTGGAACCACTTAATTATCCCACCAGCAGCCATAACCGACTGGTAAAATGCAAATGCTTTCTGCTGCACGACAAGCAGCGTCAGCGCTCCGGTCAGTGTCCCTACCGCAGCAGCAACAGGAACAAGCCAATCATGGTTTTCCTTCAAGAACATCTTCGTCTGGGACAGCGCGTCCGCCATGAACTTGATGCCATCAACAACCTTCGGAAGGGCAGACTCCGATACCTTAGTAAACCCGTTGACCAGCGCCCCGATCTCCGGCTTCAACTGATTCATCGCATCAGCCAAATTGCCCGTAATCGCAGCTTGAAGGTTGCCGATCATACCTTCGAAAGTCTCGGTGGATTTGGCCGCCTCCACTGCGATTGGCTGCGAACCAATCTCCATCACCGCTGCGTTGAATTCCTCAGCCGTGATTTCGCCATCAGACATCGCGTCACGGAAATTACCTGTGAACGCGCCGGCTTTCAGCAGGGCTTCTTGAATTTTTCCAGAAGCACCGGGGATAGCATCAGTCAGCTGGTTCCAGTTCTCCGTGGTGAGCTTCCCCTGACCTGCGGTCTGGGTCATCACCATGCCCACAGACTTGAACGTTTCAGCATTGCCACCGGCGACAGCGTTCAAGTTGCCTGCGGCTTCTGCAAGCTGGTCGTAGTCTTTCACACCGTTAGCTGCGAGCTGTGCGACCATGTTCTGAATATCGCCAAGGTCATACACGGTAGCATCGGCATAGGCGCGGGCTTTAACCGTCAGCTCGTCAATTTTTCCGATATCAAGACCTGCGAAATCCAGTGTCTTCTTAAACTTATCCGTAGCGTCGGACGCTGCTACGGCCTCACCCGCAAGACCACGGATAGCGCCGATCGCGCTGGTTGTCAGCGACGAAACAGCACCAATAACACCACCGAAGGCAAGGGTGCGACCTAACCCGCTCGTTGACTTCTCAACAGCGTCGTTAAGCTCAGCGCCAAACCCAGTGCCGGCCTTACGCGCTGCTTTCTTCAGCCCATCATCGGCACTGTTGCCAAGATGCGATGCCGCCTTAGACATCGCATCGTCCATAGCCTTACCCAGCGCCGCGCCAGCGTCCTTGCCAGCACCGGTGGCGTTCTTCGACATCTCCTTGGACAAGCCACCGGCCATGCTAGACCCGAGGCCTTGCCCAGCAGACTTGCCCACCGAGTCGAGGTTGCTTAGCGCTGATTTAATTCCTGGTGCGATTCCCGAGGTGTCAGGAACGATACTGATCCATGCGTTAGCAATCGCTGCATTTACTGCCATTGCTTCGCCCTCCTGTCGTTATGTGTGGGCGCGCACGATCCTTCCGATCGTTGATGCAGACACCCCGTATTTCTCACCAAGGACCCGATAAGTCCCAACACCTGCCGCGTAATCAGCGACGATGAGTTCATCACGCGACAACACAGCCGGTTCTTCACGTTCCGTTGTCCACCCAAGCCACTCGTTAAGTTCATCAATTGGTGTCGCAACACCGTAGAACGTGCCCGAAGCGTCGGGGTTTTCAAACATCTCCATCTGTGTGACGCGCTCAGCAGGTTCTTCTATTATCTCCGACGGTTCAAACTGCTGATTCAGTGACTCATAGCCCGCAACACCTGGCCGCAACAACGGCTCAGGGCGTTTATTTTCCTCGCCACCGAGCTGCCAGTTAACCGTGCGAACAGCGTCAGCAATCGATGCCAAAAGATGCTCCTGCAATCCCCACTGGTAAAAGTCCGGGTCAAGGTTGCGCATCACAGCCGAACTGCGCGGCGCTTGATGAGCGATCGTCAACAGATCACGGTATGAAACATCGTGATCGTCATCGCCCACCCAACGAAGACGAAGCCCCAAGCACAGAAAATCGTACTCTAAGGCTTCGCGGAACTCTTCATCAGTGTCACATGCCTCTAGGAGGCTGAGGATTCCCCCGTCTTAGACGCCTCCGTCCACTGGGCGTTGAAATCCTCATAATCACGCAGCGTCATCTCATCGAGAGCGTCGATGGTCGACTGGTCGAGCTTCGCAGCTTCATATAGAACATCATCGTCGAGGTTTTCGAAGCCGCCTGCTTCCTTCGCGAGCTTCTGAACCTTGCGCATTTCCTTACGTAGGACAGCGTCCTTGAAGTATGGGACGGTGATTTCTACGCCTTCGGAGGAGGTGAAGTGGAACTTTTCGAGAGCCATGATGGGAAACCTTTCTTGTTATGGGAAATGATGGGGAGACTATTGGGTGTGGCCCCGTGGCGTCTCCCGTATTCCACGGGGCCATCCGACGGTTAAGAAACAGTCACTGGTGTGTCTGGGAAGGACCCACCGGCAAGCTTGGAACCGTCAACAGTCGGCTTAGCCGAAACACCAGTGATCGTGAAGCCACTGGAAGCGCTACCGGTAACGTTGGCCTTTGTCTCACCAGCAGCAACAAGCGCTTGTTTCACTTTCTCGGCGGTGCTGTTGTGCTGGAGTTCAGTAGTCTTCTTAGATCCAACGGAAATCGTGTACGTGCCGCCTGTAGCCCCAGCCAGGTTAAAACTATAAGACGGAGAGGCCTCCGCCCCCTCTTCAGCATCGGCTTTGCGGTCAATGAACTGGTACAGCTTCACATTGTTCCCATCCGCGAAGCACTCAAGCTCAACCTCATACTTGATGACCTCGTTCTTCACGAACGTCACATCACCAACACTGGTGACCTGAGCATCAGGGGCAAACACGCGAATCTTCGCGTCCTCAGCGCCCTTAATCTCAAAGGTGTAGGAGTTATGCGGAAGCGCGTCAGCGTTCTCCACAAGCTTGATCTTCTCCATACCCTTAGCCTTGGAGATGGTGACATTCTCTGTGCCATAAACACCCTTCAGAAGTGCGGCGTTAGCAGACTCCATGAACGTAAGCTTCAATGTCACCGTGTGCTCAGAGGTTAAGACGACAACAGTATCACCATTCCAGTCCTTAATCTTCTCAGTCTGACGGTCAACCGTCTTAGTCACACCATCGTTGCCGAGATAACCAACAGCGACTGCCTTCAACGCCTCCTTCAACGGCTCTGTAGCATCCCCCGGGATATCCGCTAACTTCGCAACATTACCGATCAGCGCACCACCAGACGCAGTAACATCAGGTGCGCCAACAAGAACATTTTTCCGGTTTCGGAGATCCCCCGTAACCTTCTTCACAACCATACTTTTGCCTCCTTTGGGCATAGAAAAGCCCCCACTAGTAAGTGGAGGCGATGTAAATAACACCGGTGATCTGCCACCGGTAAACATTCGGTATATCAGGGTCCGGAAACTCAACAGGCCCCTCGATATCGTCAGTGCCGAAACACGATGGTGCTAGCCCCTCAAGATTCGACAACGTATAACGAACCAACCCGCACAAGTTAAGAACCTGCTCAATATCAGACCCATACACCTGCACTATGATCCGCACACGATCCTGCACAGGTGATAAAGCCCGTGGGGCTGCCTGATCGACGCGGATAAACACCTCAGGGCGTGGACGTGGAACCTTCGACACCACAGGAACCACCGTCTGCTCACGAAGAGCAGCCTGCATGATTTCAATACCTGTGATCATGAACCCAACGCCTTCAATAAGGTGTTATTCCGCAGATTATCTACCCTTCCACGGTAATCAACCGGGTAGACGATCCCGCGATAACGTGTCTTACCCTGCCTCGCAGACCATGCGTACAGCGGGCCAGCCGTACCCGCAATATGCTCACACGCAGTATCGACGAGAAGTGCAACCGGCTCAGAGCGCCTAATCTTGCGGAACATGCTCAGATTCCACTCAATCTCTGGTGTTGCCATACGTCTCACCCCTCTTCAATAAGGAACGCAGCCCACACACCCGTAGCAAACCCAGCGAGCACACACATCCCCTCGGTATCCGCGTAAATCAACAAAGTGCCGTCCTGCTGCACCTCGCAAGCAGGAGCATCGAAAACAAAATCGTCCTCACGAATAGCAGACGTAACAGTGATTTTCGACAAAGACTAACCCTCCACTCTTGTGCAGTGCACAACATAAAGACCAGGGTTCCACCACGGCCCATGCGAATAATCCTCAGAATCCCCAATGACTTCCCACATGGTTCCGTCGGGGAGTTTCACACGTGAATGTGGGTCAATGAGCTGCGGTGTGTACAGGTCGAGCTGATCGACAGTGCGCAGAACCTTCTCCCCTGTTTTCTCCTCGACCGTGTTGATAGCCCACCCCGCGACCCTCAACGGAGCCGCAGGGGCAAGCACAGGGCGAGTGTTCCCGAAGCGATCAGTATCAAGAAACGACGGGCCAGACACCTGAACAGTGAAACGAAGCGGGAATTTCGGCGCCCCGCGTTTTCTGCGTGCCACGCAATCACCTCATCGTCATCGAGAAAACACCCTTACGGCGCTTCCAATACGGGCGGAGCATCACCTTGTCCGAAGCCGTCAACCACGGGCTGCCGCCAGAAGCGCCAGCAGAAAACTTCACGCTATGAGAAAAAGGCCCCGACGTATACGACGCAGACTCCGCGTTAAACCCAGCATCCTCCGGAGCCTCCAACACCCGCGCAACCATGCGAGACACCACCAACGCAACCGCATCTGGGACAGGCTCAGGACGATGCCCGATGTAACCGACAACGAGGGCGGAGGCCTCAGCTAGAAGACCCTCCACCCTTCGAACATCAGCGTCATCGTCGAGAAGTTCGCCGAGGCGCGCTTCAACATCACTCAGTGTCGCTAGCATCGACGACCTTCTTCCGCGTTCGGCTACGCTTCGGCTTCTCAGCTTCTCCGCTGTCGGTGTCCTCAACGGCGGCAGATTCCGATTCCAGCAAAGAATCATCAACCGCGACAGTATCAGGGACCTCGTCGCCGGCATGAAGCCACACCGCTGTAGCACCGTCGTGCGCTACAACAACCCCAAGGAGATCACGACGAATACGATTCATCACAATCACCTCCGGTTTAGCTCAGCACCGTCAGCGCAGCAGCAAGGTTAGCGTTAGCAAGAACCGGCATACCGATAGCCGCGGCCTTAACCCAGACACCCATAGGATCATCATCCTTATAAGCACCAGCGACGATACCCGGGCGGTCATCCTCAGCAATACCGAAGCGAGGATCCGAAGCCTCAAGAGTCGTACCCCAGAAGGTCTTACCAAGATCATTGTCGACCTCATTAGCTGGAGGCGGCAGAATCAGCGCTACCTTCTCGTCGATAATACGCACGGACTTACCGTTCTGGCGGACCATACGATCATAGATTTCAATCTCTGGCAGGCCGAACGACTCAAAAAGCGTCTTGACGTAATCAATCGTCACCATAGAAGGCGTGTTACCGGTCGCAGTCTTGCGGATCTCGTCAACGCGAAGCAGCGTAGACACCGCCTTACGAGACATCACCAGCTTGCCTGGATTAACACCGTTCTTGGCAACATACTTCTCCACAGCGGACTGCAGATCAGACAGCGGTGTCGCCGCAGCCGGAGCATCCCACTTATTCGCGACCGTGATCGTCAGGTTGGAATCACGACCGAAATCAGCCTCAGCGATGAACTGATTCTCCTTGATCACAGCCTTACCAGAGACAAGTACCTCACCGCGCAGAAGCTCCATGCGGTCAGCGACAGCGGCAGAAACCTGCTTAGCTCGCTCACCTACGGACTGCTTAAACTTATCCGAGTTCGCGCTACGCATACGCAGCTGATCGTACTCAGACACGCGCAGCTTCTGACCGAGAGCCGGCAGCTCAATGGTGACCCGCTTACCACCTGGTGCCGCACCGATCGGTGTTTCAGCATCGTATGCACGGAACTCAGCAGTTTCAACGAGCCCATTAGCCGCGGTTTCTAGGCGGACGTTAAGGTCATCCACCGTGGTGTTAGGCAACCATGCTGCCAGCGAGATGCGTTGACGCTCTCGCTCCTCCACTGTCATGCGAGCCACTTCGCTCAACTCCAGTGGGGTTACCAGATCAGTCCAGAGTTTCATTTAGTACTCCCCCTTCTCTACGATGACGAATGCTGAGTTCTTCTCCTCCAGCGTCGACAGCTCGGTAAAACCAGCCTCGGGAAGATACTCAACACGGATACGACCATGATCCAGCATCGGGGCAATGACATCAGCCTCGCCTTTAAACGACTGGGTGGTAAACAAGAAACCGGCAAGCTTGTCGCTTACTTCGGTGACCGGCTCGAACTTACCGCCAACACCCTTCTTCAGCGGGATACCGGACGGGATGACGCCGTCCTTGCTGAACTTTGCCAGCTTCGTGGCGTCAAGGGTGACGGTTTGGCATGCGTTAGTACCGTGAGCGGAGCCGAGCCACTTCTGGTTCTCGGAACCCCACGCTTCGCGAACAGATCCAAGCTGCATCGCTAACTCCTATCTATTAAGGGGATAAAAACTTACTTCTTGTCGAACAGAGACTTCGCCCACGCTTTAGCCGCGGCGCGCTTATCGATTTCCCCGCCTCGACCCTGCAAAGGGTCTTCCGCGCTGACCGAAACCTGATCGGGCTTCTTTGCCTGATCGGAGGTGCGGGCTGCGAGAGCTGTAGCTTGCTTCTCCATCGTTTCTGCGTCACCGTGCAGGAACATCTCAGCGTCCTCCGCGGAGATCCCGTGCTTGGAGGCGATACGAAGGCGGGAAAGCTCAGCGTTGCTTGCGTCGCGTTCCTTAGTGACACTGGCCAGTTGGTCTCCGAGCTTTTCCAGCTCGGTTTTTTCCGCATCTTCCAGCTCCTTCAAGCGTTTTGCAGCGGAAAGATTCTCTTTAGCCTTGGTTTCCCACTCCCGTGAGTGGGCCTTCATAGCCTCGTACTTAGCCTTGTAGTCGACGGCCTCTTCCTCATTAGGCTGTTCGCCTGTGTGCTGAGTATCTGTGTTTTCGACTGTGTTTGCTGCACCACTTTGCGCGCCTTCGATGAAGCGCAGCCATGGCATATTGAGCTTGTTCTTCGTGTCCAACATATTCTCCTTTTCCAGGGGTTCCGCCCACAACCTTTCCGGTGTTCGGGCATAACAAAACCCCCGATAATCTGATTGCGGGGGTTTAGCGGAAGGTAGAGGGATCGAACCTCACACGGTGTCGTGTCATCAGTTTTCAAGGCTGACTGGCCGCCACGGCCTTACCTTCCAAGTAAAAAGCCGCCACAACCGTGACGACCTAAATATTGCACCATTGCCTAGTCAGCCAGATTGCGCGACAAGGTTAGCTAAATAATGAGAAAATATTTGGTTCAAATCTCCATCTGGATATTCCTTGCATAAACGCGAAAGGACACTGCGACTGATTTCCCCGTCCGCGTAAGCTTCATTCGCTAGATCAAGCACTGCTTCTTCCCAGCCTTCATTACGGGAGGCCCGCAGGGCGCCCTCACGGTCAACGTGCGCAGGGATTTGAGCATCTAACCATTCATAAATATTTCGGTCAGTCAACATTGCGCACTCCTTTACTTCTTAGCGTACTCGGATGGGCCGTAGCAGCTCCATAGCGAACTGATCCATCTACCATAGAGTATCTCACGAGTATCATCTCGCCACGCACATTTTTGTATACCTCACGCATCGTGCCCTTGCCCCAGGCATATTCTGGGGTTTCAAGGGTTTCCACAATCGCATCGGCAATATCTTGATCAGACCAAGCCTTGTCAAACTTCGCTACATTGCCCTTTCTCATTGTGTCCCACGTATGCCCCATTCGAATGTTCTCACTATGCGGATAGTCCTTTTCGCCCTTGCGCGGTCGATCACGCCACCCATAAACGACATGTGCAACCAAGCGGTTCAAATCCCGTGGCAGATCCTCGCCTGGGAAAGCAACCGACTTCCCGTCACCCTTATACGCAGGCACCTTGATCCTCGCCAACGGAGGCCACTTCTTATCTTCTTTCAGCTGACGCATGTGCCGCTCAAGATCCACAGCGTTCGGAACCCTACCGAGGTGATCCGACAGCAGGACCCACTCACGTTCTAAGTCACGGTTGATCCTCGGCAGGTCAGAACCGTCCCGTTTAACCTCAATACCTAAGCACCGGCAACTATCATGAAACTTATTCACCCGCCCCACAGTCTCCTTGGTGTACACCGCACCACGAGACGCAAGCATCAAACAAAACGAACACGCCCCAGGCTCCGGAACACGAGCAAACGCCGTCCCATCACGCAGCACATTACGTACCACAGTGTCCGTCCCGGGTTTCGTGACCAACCTCGACAAAATACCGTCCAGCTTGGCACGCGCCAACTGCAATTCCACAGCACGTTCACCAACATTACTGGCCGAGCGAACCGTCTGCACCGCCCAATCAAACGACTTAGACGCCTGCTGATAACCAGCAGGATCAGCACGATCCGGAAACGGCAAACCAGCAAAATCATCATCCAACGACCGACTCAAGACAAGATAGTCAACCGCAGCAGCAGCAGCTTGCTCACCATATACTGCTTGGATCTCAAAGAACTTTTCCCGCAACCGACCCAAGTCCCCAGTATTAGCCCACCACGATGAGAAATCCTGACGAGCCAACAACCGCAGCCCATCCAAAGCTAACGCGTAATCGTCACGAGGAGACGGCATACAACCTCCTCACTACACTCCGGAAGAATCACTCCCCTGAACGTATTCATCAAGCGGAACCTCACCAGCTACCGGATCCGCCCCCTGCGCTTGACGCACAGACGTCACCGCTGCAAGGCGCCGCGTTGCACGCTGTTCTGCCAACTCGCGCCGCAAAATCTTCTTCTCCGCCTCAGTGACACCAACACGGTCCCAAATAACCTCAGATGTCTCGGGGAAAACCTTCGCCTGCGCAAGTTTGACCATCGCGTCCACCGTCGCCGCTAACGTCGGAGTCGACGCCTCACGCCACACCAACGACAGCCCAGCAACAAACTGATTACCCATCTCAGGAGTGAACGAGTCACCAGCCAAAATCGCCAAACACACATAAGCAAGATCGTTACGCAACGCCTGCCCAAACGACACCTGGCGCATCTCAGCTTTCTTCACAAGCCGCGACTCCTGCGCACGAATAGCATCAGCGGACGGAGGGTTCTCATGGACAAACCCAAGCTGATTCGACGGGACACCCGACTGGGCAGACACAAGCTGAGCCAACATTTTCAGCTCATCAATATACGGTGTCGGAGCAGCAGCGTTGAACTGCCCAGCGGCCGGTTTACCAGCCTCCCCATCTTCTGGCTCACCAGGTGGCACAATCAACGCCTTGTTCTGAGCTACTTTCCACCCAAGCTCAACGATCTCACGATCAGTCGGATCCTCATCAAGACCAAGCTGGTCAGGAGTCACATTCAGCAGATAACGCTGCGGAGTCGTGTAAAACTCACGGTTGTACTCCATGCCGAGGATCGTGCGTACACCGTGATCGGTATAATACCTGATTGCTTTGGTGATCTCAGACTGGCCACGCACAGAACCAGCCCGAGCTCGATTAGCCAACGCCACCAAACCGCACCGGCCACGATTATGAACAAACCGCCCAGTTACCTCACCATCAATCAGTGTGATCGTCTCATCAGGGGTGTACAACGCCTGAGTACGTTTACCGTCAGTGCCGGAACGAGAGACCAGCCCATAGGCCATGCGGTTTAACCGCTCGTCCCACACATACGTCGCCTGCGTCGACGGCACAGCGTCGATAATCACATGCGGTTCATCACTACCACCTGCAGTAACCGCGAGGAAACCAACACCTGTGACCAAGGAATCGAGAATCGCTTTCGACACCTCAACATCAAGCTGGTTCTCGTTGAATACATAATCCAAACCGAAAGTGCCGGCACCTTCAGAACGCCACCCGCGCCACTCAAGACGCTCAGCAAGGGCATCAACCACGATCTCAGGCCACCCGACAACAGCTTCAACGTTGGCCATGGCCTCGGGAATAGCGATACCAAGATTCTTGATACCCGCCTCACCGTCGTAGTAACTCCACTGGCGGGCATTCTTCGAGGCAAACGAAGAAAGATTAGCCATCAGACGCGACAGCATCTTCTTCTCAACATCAGACAGACCGTTCACGCCATCACCACCTTCCTACGACCGCTCCGGCGACGACCAGACGAGACACGTACCTTGCCAGAGTTCAACGCCTCACGGCGCAGCACATTCGCCGCGATCATCGCAACGCACAAATCCACCGACTGCGTCGAATCACGTGTCTTCTTACCCAACGTCAGCCCGAACTTGTTCCACCGGACGCGTGTGTTATTCACGTGCGCCACAAGGGCAGGATCGCCGTCATGTCTAAACGCACCGTCAAGCCCCTCATCGTCGATCAGCGCACGCACAATCTCCACCTCCTGCGAAAACTTCCGGTTACGATCCGCGCCACCGGGGGCAGACAAACGCATATCCCACAAAACCGAATTGCCGCGAGCCCCAGGTGTTGCCCACACCCGCAGACGCTTCCTGAAATCACGGTGCCACCCATCAATCATCGGGCGCCAATACGACGCCTCCGTGGAATCATCTTTAGCCGGAGACGGGTCAACACCAAACGCCACAACACGGTAAGAGTCAAAGCATTCACGGACAACGGCATCAACCTCAGCGCGATCAACGAGGTACCCCTCACCGCGCTTACCACGAGGACGGGACCACACACCGAGGGTCTGGTTGAACCCGTCGGACACGCGGCACCCCATCAGCGCTGTCGCGTCCTCAGACTTCGAGCAGTCGAGGAACATCACAATCTGATCATCCTCATCAAACAGCTTTGACGGCTCAGCAAGCGCTGCGAAATTCTGTGCAGCAACATATGCGTCTTCTTGTTCCGCGATACCATTGAGGTAAAAGCGGATCGCTTCGGCAGCTGATAACTCTGGGTCAATGATCTCAGCGCTGAGGCGCTCAATATCCGCCCACGGAGCATCCGCATAAGCCTGACGAAGTGCTAACTCACGCTGCTGTGCATCGTAGAAGTCGAGGCGCGGATCGTACTCAATCGAGTCATAGAGAATATCCTTCTTCAGCGCCTTGTACCGGCCTGATTGTTGTTTCTGCCACGACTCAAAGGACCTCTCTCCAACAGACGCAGACCCCTGCGCATGCGCATTCGTGCATTCAACGATGCGTGCCTGCAAAGACCGCTTCGATTTTCCCACGTTACGACGCGCAACCGCAGCCAGATTCTGGCCACCAGACTCTTTCGTCATGTGGTGCGTCTCATTCAGCAGAATAAACGTCGCAGGGTTGCCCTCGCTGGAACGCTCAGAAGCAGTCAGCACTTCCATACGCGCCGCCCCGCCCTTCACATAGGTCGCGGTCTGTCCTTTATCCAGCTGGTAATAAGCAACAGCTTCCGACCCGAGCTGCGAGTTGGCGACACGAAGCACAGCCTTAGACTGCGCCTCCGAGTTCGACGCGATCTGCACCAAAGGAAGCTCATGGCGCTTACCCGCCCACTGCACCCCCATCCCACCACAACTGCGACGAGCCTAGAAGCTCAATATTGCACATAGCAGCACCAAAAGGATCCTTACCTGTACCCTTAGCGCCACGCTTAATACCTCGACGGTAAATAAACCGACCCTGCTCATCAAATGCGTACCACAGGATCAGAAACCGCGCCTGCCCATCCGTAAACTGCCACGGCTCCCCCTCATCGTTCAACAGTCCGGGTTCATCGGTGCGCCACTCCGCCCAATCAATCAGGCTAGGGCCGAGCGAGTTTTCCATAAGTTCAACTTTCGCGGCCATATCCTCCGGCCACGGGAGCGTTTTCCACTCCCCGAGTTCACCGCGATAATAACCTGGAGGCAACGCAAGATCAGAGGCGCTTGAACCTGTCATTAGCTTGTATCACCTTTCCCCCAGCCGCAGAATCAGCTGATTCCGCGCTCTCCGATATCTCCCACTGCAAACGTTTCAACGCCATCGGCGACAGACCAAGACGGTCCTCAAGCTGACGCAGCTCAGACAAAGCCGCAGCGTTCACCTCGTCCAACGACTCAGGGTTTTGCACCAAATTACGAAGCTTCACATAACGAGCAACCACCATCTCATCGCCAGCACGCTCCCACATCACAGCCTGTGGCTTACGCCAGATCGCAACCCAACCAGCAGGGCTGCGCCCAGAGAATGGCCACGCCGGTGTTTTCCCTTCTCTCCCGGAGGCAGGCAATGTCACCCAACCAGACTTGCCGACGCCATAACGAGCATGCTTCTTCGGTGCTGGACCAGGCATAGGAACCACCTCCTAGATAAGTGCTAGCTGATCACCAGAACCTTTATGACGCTTCGCGCTATTGCAACCCAAATGGGCAGCTTGAACGTTCTTCATCTCGTGCATACCACCCGCAGCAAGCGGAACAATATGATCGACCGAAGCAGACCGAACATCCGGCCACTTCGCCCGCTTCGGTATCCGCTCACCGCAAATACCACACACCCAGTGATCACGCTCAAAAACTTCAGAAGGAACAACATCCTCCACAAACGCTTCACGCTTACGGGCCTTGTACCGCCCCCTCATAGCATTACGGCGATCTACATTCTTCTTCGACCATTCAGACGCATAATGGGAACCGCACAATCCTTTAGCCTGCACCGGCCTATCACACCCAATAACAGAACAAGGACGCTGGCGAAGCCGGTGCTCCTTGGCGCCCATCGACCTACATTCAGGCTTCGTGCAATAGCGAGCATTTTTACGCCGCGGCATCTCCGCACCGCAGCTCAAACATCGAGGTCGCGGAGGCTTCGCCTCTTCCAATTTTGCATTTCGTTCTTTAGCTAGCAACGCATTGCGCTCTTTAACCCCATGCACATTATTGCGGTACCACCGCACCCTGCACGCTTCAGAACACCAGACTTTAGGATTCCTGCAATTAGACTGATCTAGTTCAGCGCCACAGCCCTTACAATGTGTATGCTTACTCATGTTGAAACTCCTTAACAGTTTCGACCACGAACCGGGATAGTTGGCGCTATCGCCGGTTCCTTACTTAAATTCTACCAAAACCCGCGGCCACCTGCACGTTTGTAAAAAGTCGCGACCTAGGAATCCTCAGACACTGCGGAGCCCTATGCCCTCCGCGGGCTCAGCCGGCCTCTACCGGGGTACCCCCCACCCCTCCGGTTGCCTCCAGCTTAGCGGATTAGTCCGGGGTGTGGGCGCTGCGGGCGCTTGAGCCTTACTTGTTTGCGGGCTCGTGCTGCCGCTGCCTCGCCTTGGGTCTTTGTGTTGTGGCAGGTTCGGCAAAGTAGTTGGAGGTTATAGTCCTCGTCGTAGCCGATGCCTCGTGTGTTGTCGATGTGGTCCACGTCGAACGGTGGTGTTGTTGTCCCGCAGTGCTGGCAGGTTCCTTGGTCTCTTGTGAAGATGCGCTTGCGGGTTGTTGTGGTGACGTGCTTTGTGTTGCTGTTTTTCCACGCCATCATGTCCCCTGTTCTTTATCCGCGCATGAGTAAACCCCCATCACCGTGTGTGGTGTGGGGGTTTGTTTGTATCGAGCACATAACTCGTCGTCGCGTCGATCATAGCACATGTGTAAACACAATGCTAGTCACTGTCACGTGTGACCCATGCGAGCACCTCACTAAGGAGGTATTTGGGCTGGGTACCGTCGTGGGTGACACTAATGTGTCCCCTCGCTCCCCATGTGTGGAGGTGCTGGCGCGTAACATGGATTCGCCGCTGAGCCAGTTTGTAGATGATGCTCTTTGCTGATTGTCTCCGTTCTGGTCGACTAGCAAGATCGAGGAGGGTTGGGCCTCGCCCTACCAGCTTCTCTGCCTGCCTTGCCCATTGCGTGAGGTCTTGCAAGAAGAGCTCCGCGTCTGGGTGCTCTGCCACATAGTAGGCGCTGAGGGCTATGCGCTCGCAGGGGTCGTCCGCTATGTGGGGGTCGATACCAAGGGTGGCTTCCCAGCGGGTGAGCTCTTTGGTGATGTGTGCGTGGAGGCTGATTGCGGGGAGGTTGCCAGGTGCGGGTAGTCCACCCCCGCTGCTGCTGCCGTATCGGGGGTCGAAGGTTTGCACCCGCATGTGGGTTTTGAGAGTATCAACCTCGAGGAGAAGGAGCTTAAGATGACGCGCTTGCATGCGGATGTGGTGCTCTTGGTTTATTTGCGGGCTGATTCTAATCCCCTCCCTCGTCTCGTGTCAGTGGGGTGTTTTCTTTGAGGGGTAGAAGAACGAGGCCTCAGGGGGTCTGTTGGTAACATCTTCGATCCTTTCGAGGTGGAATACAATTTCAAGGCCGTCACGGACAGTGAGATCAGCCTCGAGGAGTTGGATCGTGCCATTGGGTAGGTGGAGGGCAAATTTTCTTCGGCATGGGGGGCGCATTCCGATTCCTTGGTTATGTGTCAAGCCCCTGACGGTAGTGGGGTCAGGGGCTTTATGCTGTGCGGTAGTTGGTGGGGTCTTGTGCCAAGCCACTGAGTTCTCGGAAACGCAAAACCTCATTCCGGTAAAACCTCAGCTGCCTAATTCGCCCCTCACTGTACGCGCGGAATTGTGCCGTCCCCTCCTCCTTGAAGGCAAAGGAGCCTCCTGAGTTTTTTAAACACCTCCGCACCGTCGTCTGGTTCCGGCACTGGCACTTCGATACGGCCCAGATGTTCTACGGTGATGCGCTTCGCCGTAACGCCCGTTATGAACCTTCGCTTCTGTCTAGCTACATCACTAGTCGCCAGCATCTGTGCTAGTAGCCTCGCGTCTATGTCTGTGCGAAAAATGATGGTCTGAGAGTCCACGGCCACCGGCCCATCGCCTGCCCACGCGGCGGCGGCGCCAACGCCGTCGATGTCCATTGCGGTGTCTGCGATGAGCAGGTCGCCGGGCATGGCTTTGCGGGTGGCGTTCCATGTGTGTTCCGGTAGCCGTGCTGGTGCTGTCGTTGCTATGGGCGCAAGGTGTGTGATTTGCCCGTAGGTGATGGCGGCCCCACCGTGGTCGGTGAGGTCTTTTTTGGTGAAGGGTGTTCCTCGGCTGAATTCTCCTAGCTGGTGTAGTGGTGTTTTTTTCATACTGTGCGGTGCTCATCGATTAATCGGGCAATCTGGTCAAGATACTCACCGTGGTCGTTGAATCCCGCGATTTGGCAAATCAGTGCGTCACACTCTAGGTCACTATGCAAGTGCTGCAGCATCTGGGAGCGGGCTCGCTCCTGCAAAGCAACCTCGTTGACTGGTTCCTGCTCCGGTTCTGCAGGCTGGACGTAGACGTGCACGGAGAGGTTGTAGTCCTCAGCTTGGACACGTTTGTGGTCGATGACCTCGGTAAGGTCGTGTTCCATATCGATGAACTGGATGTCCGTGGTGGTTCGGCATTTTTTGAGGATCAGGATACAGGTTTCAATTGTGGTGTCCTCAAATTTTCCGCCGGGTACTCGGACCACGTGGCTGATCAAGTTTTGGTCAACGAGCCAAGCCCTGATTTTCCCTTCGCGCCCACCCCTATACAGGATTCCGGGAAAGCCCATAACTACGGCGACTCCGTCGTCATCGAGAAGATGTAGGATATGCAGGATAAAAGCGTAATCTGCTTTTGATTGGGTGGGGATAGTGGGGGCTTCCCAAAATCTTTCATCGGCTACCGGTTTCCATTTGATCGAGAATGGGGGGTTGGCCACGATGACGTGGAAGCGCTTGATCATGAAGGCGGGGGCTGCGAGGGTATCGCCTAGGAAGCCTGTAAATTTGCTGAGGTTTTGTTCCGCGTCTTTGAGTGCTTCTTCGTCTATATCTTGACCGTATTTGGGGGTTTCTTCTGGCCATGCGGCTAGAAGGTCGCCGGCCCCGCAGGTTGGGTCGTAGACGTCACGTGGTTCTCCGATAATTTGGCTTTTAGCCAGTGAGGTGATGGTGGCGACTAGTTCGGGGGGTGTGTGGAATTTCCCGATCGCTTTAAACTCTTTACGCAGCCCCTTGAGCGTGTGGGGGCTGTTCATTTCTTTGCTCCTAGATGGGTTGTAATAATTTTTGCTCCGGGAATTTCCTCGAATATTTTCAGTCCCCATGCCACGTCTTCGGCGATAGCTACTGATCGGTGCCAGCCCCCTTCGCAGAAAATGATCACCGTGTCGCACCCCTCGTAGATTGATCCTCTTATGCGATTGGCGGTTTTTATCGCACCCTGTGGATCGAGTCTCGCGATGCAGAGCATCACAGTGGGGTCTGTGCCGAAAAGGTCCCCCACCTCTTCCGAAGGGTCGGGGAGTATGCGGGCGTCGACCACCGGTGCGTGAGGGTGCTGGGCTTTGGCCGCTTCGAGCTGGTCAACCCCGCACGTGATTAACTCGATCCTTCTCATCAGGCGTCACCCCAGATACCCTTTAGATCATCTATAATTTTTGCGTTATTTTTCATGTGTGCCTCGCATAGGGTGAGGACTGATTCAAGGTAGGCGCAGGGGAGGTAGTTTTCATCACCGCCTATTTCTACCCATCCATCATCTTTCGAGATGATGGTTTTTAGCTCTTCTGGGGTGCCATCCCAGCACTCGATACGAATCCGCCAGCCTTTACGGGTGGGGGTGAGGATGGCTTGGTCGTATGGGAGTTGTTTTATTTGCAGACCAGCCCACGTGCAGTCGTGTAGGTAAGCGAACCGTAGGTCAGCACCCTGAAGGTCAGCGAACCGTAGGTCAGCACCCTGTAGGTAAGCGAACCGTAGGTCAGCACCCTGTAGGTAAGCGAACCGTAGGTCAGCACCCTGTAGGTAAGCGAACCGTAGGTCAGCACCCTGTAGGTAAGCTCCCTGTAGGCTAGCGTCCCGTAGGTCAGCGAACTGTAGGTAAGCGAACCGTAGGTCAGCACCCTGAAGGTAAGCTCCCCGTAGGCTAGCACCCTGTAGGTCAGAGCCCCGCAGTTTCGCAGCTTGAAGATCAACGCCCCGTAGGCCAGCGAACCGCAGGTTAGTGCCCCAAAGGTTAGCACCCTGCAGGTTGGGGGTTTTATTTTCCGCTCGCGCTTCAGCAACAATTCGTTCAACTTCTGCACGGGTCATTCTAGCCATCATTCTCTCCTAGAGCTTCTTCAAGATTACGTACGTGGTAGGCAAATTCGGTGGCAGTGAGCGGGTAATCATTCCGCCGCATATCCTCCAGTTCTGAGTGCATCATCTGCAGCACATCATGCGGGGTGAGCTTGAGGGGTTCTGCCGTACCGGGTATGAGGTTGGTCATGGGAGTGGCCTGCGGGTCTAGGCGATTCAGCTCACGCAAAAGATAAAATATTGCTTTATTCAGATCCTCACACGGATCACCCTTAACCTCGCCGTCGATACGGCAAGCACGCGCAATGTATTTCAAGGCATTCCCGCCGTTAAAGGTGAGGTTCTCGGCAATATCAATAGGCTCAGCATCATGACTGAAACCTTGGTAATGGGGTGGGTGGATTGGGTTCACCACACTCTCCTTTCGCTATCTCAATAGGGCTCAATTGTGATTAACGCCCCCAGCTGCTCGCCTTCCTTGGCGAAGCGCTTCGTCAACCGCCATCTGCAAATCCGTGAATCGTCTCGGATCACACCAGCTTGCTCAAGTGCATCACCAATGGCGCGGGCGTATTTGTCTAAATCTCCTGCGTTGCGGGTGGCGGGGGCCTCAAATTGAGGCTTTTTCGGTGAGGCGAGCCGTATCTCAGCGCTCACCGTGAGCGGGATATTCAGCGGGGCTTCTAGGTTTGGGGCTGCTCGTTTGATCGCGTCACGCCATGTTGGAAGGTTCTTATCGTTTTCGACCATCCATGATTTACCCCCTCGTCGGATGAGGTTTTTTGATCCCTGTCTGGCTGGTATGCCGTTGACTTCAAATTGGATCATTTGGGGCCTTAGCTGCTGCCCCAGTGGGTTTTGTTGGTGCGCTGGGGTTCGTCCACGGCGGGTTGATGATGTATTTCACCGGAGTAGTTCCTTAATGACGGCGAAGTTTTTGGTGTCGAACCCCGTCCAGCGGTAGTTCTTACCGTTGATTGCCGCCTCGACGAGGGGGAGTTCCATTTCTCCGTTGGCGGTCATTTCTTCGACTTTGTTCGGGTAGTTATCGATGAGGTCACCGATGACGGTGAGACCTAGTTGTGCGAGCTTGCGTTCCGTTTGGCGGCATTTCATACAGCCTGGTCGGCCGTAGACTGTTGCGGTGTTGTTCATATTGTTTCCTTCCGTGGTTAGGCGTATCGCCTGATCAGGTGGCGAATTGTTGGTGTTGCTTGGTAGGTGCGTTCCATGCCTCGGGCCATGAGTGTGACGCGTTGCCCGTCGTGCGACCATGAAATTGTGGGGTGTGCTTCGAGTAGCCACATCATGGTTGTGGAAGCTGGTTTTGTCCGTGGCATCATCGCAGGCGTTGGCATGGGTTGATCCTCTCGATAATCGCTGCGATAGCTTTAGCTTCGCGGGCGGTAAGAAATACCCCGTGGTGATTCGCATAGATTGCGAGCGCCTCCGGGGTGAATTTTCTGCGCCACCAATATGGGTCGGCGCTCATCAGAACGGCGGTTGATCGTCCGCGGTTGAGCCCCACGCGTTGCCTGATTGCTGCCCACCCCACGGGTCGTTTTGCTGGTTCTGTTGACGCTGCTGCTTCTGCTGGTACCCTCCCCCGCCTTGATTGTTCTGCGGGTTTCGTGTGACCCGTGTTGTCGCGTAGCGCAGGCTCGGTGCAACGTCGGTGGCGTCAAGGTTGATGGCGCTGCGGTTTTCGCCGGTGTTCTTGTCTTTCCACGTGTCTGTGCGGAGATTACCGGTGACGATGACGCGAGCACCTTTGGTGAGTGATTCGCTAACGTTTTCGGCCATTTTGTTCCACGCGGTGCAGCGCATGAACAGCGGATTACCGTCGTCCCATTGGCCGGTTTGTGAGTTGTACTTGCGCGGGGTTGATGCGACCGTGAATGTTGCGATTGCGGTGCCGCTTTGTGTGAAGCGGAGTTCTGGGTCTGCGGTGAGGTTGCCGACGATAGTCAGCGGGGTTTCGTTAGCCATGTTGGTCTCCAATCAAAAAAGCCGTGGCTTAGGCCTGTTTGCGTTGCCACGGTGATGTGTAGGTTTTCCTGTGATGGGCGAGGTGAGCCTCACGTTGTTGGTGTTTGCGTCTGCCCTCTGGGTTGTTGTCCCGGTATGCGATTCCTAGGCGTGAGGCGTGGGGGATCTTTTTCACGCCTTTTTGGTTTTCGCAGTATTCGCCGTCAGCGGCGTTGCATTCGGGGCAGTGGACATGGATTGCGTCGTTGATTTCGTAGGCCTTGTCGATGGGGGTTCCGTAGCCGTTGGACATGTTTCACCTTTCCGCTTGTATTTCCCGCCGATTGCTTTGGTGGGTTGTGGCTGTTGCGTGATTTTTCGGGGCTGGTAGCCCCGTAGGCGCCCGAAACTGCCGTCGGCTATCTGTTTATCCCGTTCGATAGTTAAACGCTCCCTGTGGGCTCTCAGCTGCGGTGCGCGCACTGGGTCAGATTCCCACCGGACGAGGACAGCCCTTGCGGCGTCTTTCAACTCCCGTGGAGTAGCCATACGAGTACCGACGAGTTCTAACGCCCAGAGGTCGACAGCTTCCGCCCAGACGAGCGCGGGAAGGTTGATTGAACCTAGAACCCTGCCCCATGCTTCGATCACGTCTGCGGACGGCTGTGGGAAGCGATCTGGGGCGAGTAATTTGCCTCGTGCGAGGACGTTGGCGGCTAATTCGCGTTTTTCGTCCGGTGTCATTCGAGTTCACCCACAATCTCAGCCTCAATGAAGTCGCGGGGCTGGCCCATCTCAGCAAGGACGTCAAGGTATGTTCGTTCCCCACGCCCTGTGTTGCTGGTTGTGAGCTCGTCGTCCCAGCCTCCGCGGTTAAGCCACGTCGTCGGGTGCGGAATGTACTGCTTGTCCGTACCCGCCTTGGCGTGGTGTGTGGCGAAGGCTTGTGTCTTTGCCATGAGTTCGTCTTCTGAGACGAGTTTGGTGGCTTTCTTCCATGCTTGGAATGCTTTCTCGCGGCCGACCTTGCGTGGGTATGTGGCGTACCAGTCGAGGAAGCGTTGTCGGGCATTGTCGCCTGCTCCGTTTTGCGGAGCGGGCATGTCTTCTTTCTTGTTTGGTCTTCTTAAAGAATAGATAGTCTTCTTATAGTGGATCATTTCACCGCATGCGGTATTTTGATCACCGGTTGTGACCTGCGCGTTTACATTATCTTCGCAGGTGGGAACCGGTGTGCATATATGATCACCGGTAGCGTCGTAGAAAACAGTCGGCTCAGCCATGATGATGTAATCCACAGGCTTAAACGCGCCGTCTTCGGATCGTCCCTGTTCACGGGCGATATAGCCAACATCTTCCAGCTCCTTGAGCGCTCTCCGAACGGTTACCCCAGAGACACCGAAGTTATCTGCAATGCGCTTTGTCGTGACCTCCCAACCCTCACGATGAGATCGCATGAAGCAATAAATCGCTTTCGCGTTGAACGAAATATCAGGCCGTCTCAGGAGGTCGTTCGCGATCATCGTGTACCGATCGTGGATCTGCGGGCCTTGCCTTAGAGTTGCCATTTTGTTGTTTCACCCCAATCAATCTGATCAACAACCGAGGCGCTTTCATGTGCCCCGGCTGGTGTTATTCCCCCGTCGTCGCTGAGTGTCACCCACCGCGATCTTCGGAGAATCTTTGTTTTTTCGCTTGGCCTGTCGCGGGTAATGATCAACCCCAAGGCTGCGGCGTCCTTGGGGTTGTTGTGTATCCAGTCGTGGCATTGTGTGCAGATATGTACGAGGTTGCTGGGGGTGTCTTTCCCGCCTTGGCTGCGGAGGTGCCGGTGGTGAAGCACCTCAGCAGTACCCGTGCAGCGGCTGGCCGGTAGGAGGGCTTCGCACAGGGTGTCGGCCCTACCGACCACCTTGGACGCAACATCGTGTGGCATTGTCGGCCTGCGGAGCCGTTTCATGCCCCTTCGCCCCTACCAGCAACCGCGTACATTGTTCGCACACTTGTACCAATCGATCTCACAGCATCAAGCTGAAGATTTAACGCTTTAGCTCGCCTGTCTGCGAAGCGCCACGCCACATATGCCGCGTCCATTGCATCACGCTCAGCTATCACCGCAAGCTCAACCTGTGCCTTCTTTTCCAGAACAGTGCCTTTAGCTGCGATGACAGCGCGGGCCTCTGCACGATCGAACACCCGCTTAGCCTCCATGTACACCTTCTCCCGCTCCGTGACGATGGAAACACCCCTCGCGATCTCGTTGGAGATCTCAAAAATTGTTTGCTCCACCTCGACTGGGTTTAGGGGTTTACTGATCTGGAAGTCATTCTGCTGAATCATTGACAGACTGCTTAATCTCCGACGCCCGTGTCGTTAACGCTGCTCGCACCGAGTCCAGAATCCCTCCGGCTTCTGCGATCTTCCACAATGCCTTCACATCATCGACGTGTGTCGTCCCCGCTGCCATCATGCCGATGACCACGGCCAGCTTCTGGCCAAGTGGCTCCAAGCACGGAACCGTCGCGGCTTCATCAACGAGGGCTCGCAGCTGCTCCACATCGGCGACCTGCTGCATGCGGTTCGCGATGTCCTGGTACGCGGCTACTTGCTCCGGCGTCGGCGGTGGCGCTGCTTGCTGCTGCGGTTGGCTATGGTCGTAGGTGTCTTCGTCCGGGTCGCGTTCCTCAGTCGGCAAGCACAGGGCCTGCAGTAAGGCGGTGCGTAGCGCCACAGAGTGAGCCTTAGCGGTCGCCTTATCCCCGTAGTCATTCGCTTCACCCCAGACGATGACGGACAGTTTGTCGCCAGCTGGGCCATGGAACGTGAGCTGGTAACGGATCCTGACTACGTTAACGACCTTGCCGTTATTGGTCTGCGCCGTGGAATAGTGAATCTCTAGCACCTCCGGCTGCATAAACACCCCATAGGTGTACAGTGCCGGCCATACTGCATTCATCACACCGTCGATGCCACGGAAGTTGTACTTGTTATTCGCGTTGTATCCTTCCTTCTTTACTGCGCCGACAGCTCGGGAAACGTCGACAAGCACCTGGGCGATCGGCTTCGCCCGATCATCTTCATGTGGTTCCTGAACCGCGTCCTGCGGGGCGTCAGCCTCAACTGGCTTCTCGACTGTGTTTTCTACTCCACTCATTTCTCTTCCTCCTTCTTCGGCAGCGTCACACGCAGCGACCTCGTTTTATTTGTTGACTTCACCGTGTACGCCTCTGCCAGTTCTTTCTCTGCTCGCTTGAACGCGGCAGCATCAAACTTGAAATACTTCTCCGCCAGCTCAGGGTGATCAGCCAGCAACTTCTTCTCCTGCAGCCGGTTCGACGTCCCAAACTTCCACGACACACTGCCAAGCCCAGACTTATAGGTGATGTCCTTATCCCCCGCGAACTTCTGCATGCGTGCCTTCACATCAGCGAGCTGTGTTTCAGCGTGCTCTGCTAATGTTTTCGCAACTGTGTACTCATCAAGCAACACCTCCCACGGGTCGGGGGCAACGTCTTCGTCGAGGAAGCGTTTCTTCGTCGCCTCAATCTCCGCGAAGAACTCACGATCGGGCAGAACCTCAAGCGCCTTGATTTCTCCTGGCACGTAGTTTTGGTGGACTTCCCACCCGAAGATGCATTTCTCAGCACCGGTCACCCACAGCTGCACCTGCACCTGCACCCAGTAATTATGTGGGATTTCGCCCCAATCCTTATTCGTCGTCTTAATCTCCCCGATAACCACGCACCGGCCGTCGACGATGCCCAGCATGTCCGGTGTCGCAGCAACACGAGGATCAGTGTCGCTAACGCACAGCTTGTCATTCGGTACGAGCCGGTCGTCTTCGAACGCCTGTAGGAACGCCGCTATCTCCGGCTCACGCTCGTGGCCGTAATCAATCGCCTTGACCCCCTCAAGTGAGCGCTTCGGAGTCTCCTTCGAACGCTTCACTTCGGCCCACGCCGCAGGCCCCCCGGTCATGATCTTCGCTAGATCAGTCGCGGTGAGATACCCCCGGCGAGCCTCCAGCCATTCCTCACGCGTTGACGTTTCAATAATCTTCATGGGTGTATCCTCTCCTTCCCCCATGAGGTTTCCTTTAATGTGCGGCGGCCTAGATCGGTGAGGCCTTCACTGTCGATGAGGCCCGCTTCTTTAAGTAGCCCAATGGAGGCTTTGGAAAGGTTCTTTTCTCCGGTGCGGGCGTAGAGGCGGAGTGCACTGTATGTGAAAGTATCGAGGTTGCTCATTTTTTAATCCCCAGTGATGTGATGTCTTCGAATCGGATGCGTTTGATCACAGCGCCGCGTTGTACTGAGATGGTCTTTTCGTTTACCCAGCCCATGAGGGGGTATAGTCGGCCGTCGGTGTCTGCTAGGTGGGTGACTTTTCTAGATTCCACGACTTCTTTTACGCGTTCTTTTGTGATCGGCGGGTAGATTAGGGGTTGGTATGTCATGGGTTTTCTCCTGTGTGGATTGAGTTCGCTTCCCTGCGGATCTCATCCGCCTGGTCTTTCAGTGCGTCCACTACACCGGCTAGCCCGGATAGTGCGGGGTCCTCAGCTATCCGGTGTAGCGCCCACTCGAGAAAACGTAGCTGCATTGCTTGTAGGTAGGCGGTTTCATTCGGCATGGCGTACCCCGATCCCGCGGATTCGGTAAAACGCGATCGATTCACCATCGGGGGTTTTTACCACGGATTTCATGGGCTTCGCGCACACCTCGTATGCGTCGCCGTCTTTGGTGAGCACCCATGGGGCGCTATCCCCCAGCGCACTGATGGAAGCGAGTGCGTCCTGTACATCACCGAGTTGGAAATTGTGCCCCAGGTCAGTGATGGTGCGGAGGAGGTCAATTTCGATGCCTTCGGCTCGGTGCGGCTCAGCTTTTTGTTGTATCGGGTGGGAGGACGGTGGTGGTGGTGGGGTGGCCGGTTCTTCGTTTTGCTGTGTGCTGATGGTTTTCGGCCGGCGGCGGATCTCCGCATCGATAGCTTTGCTCAGCATGATGATCGCCTGGTGCAAGTACCGGTGTGCGGCGCCGTAGAGCGGGGCGGTTTGTCGGATCCGTTCGAGGCTTCTGAGGTTGCGGGTCATGACTTGGATTGCCGCTGTTTTCTTCGCTTCGGTGGCTTGGTTCATCGTGCGTTCCGATTCGTTCCACTGATTTCGTTGAGTAGCTGGTACGGGTTCATGCGGCGTCCGAAGATGAGGCGGTGCCACCATGGTTGTTTGCGGTGTTTAGGGCGGTATTTCATAGGTGTATTCTCCTTACCTTGTTTTGTCACTGTGACTTTAATTTTTTGGGGGTGCAGGCGTAGCTCCGGCACTGGAAGAACACCGGTCATGGCAAACCTTGGCTGGCAAAATGACGACAAAGCCAGCGTTCACACCCCAAGTGCCCCTAACTGGATTCGAACCAGTAACCCGCCGATTAAAAGTCGACTGCTCTAGCCTTTTGGAGCTATAGGGGCAAGATTTATACTGCGCCGGCCGCTACCTCACACATGGGCGCTACCCCATAGTGTGGTTCCAACGTCCCCCACCGCAGCGACCGCATATTCAGCGGTGCTTGTATAACGGCTATGTGGGGGCATGTACCTGCCCGGCGCGTTTCACTTTTGAGTTTTCAAATATCACGGCCCGTGGGCCTTGTGCCCTCCCAGGACTCGAACGCTGGGGGTCTGCCAGTAGGGCTTGTGGCTGTTTAGGCCGCTTCACGGAGGAAGTCAGGAACCTCAAGTTCTTCGTCTGGTTCCACGACCTGTGGGATGTCGAGGCCCATTTCGTCGTACAGGTCGGCGATCAGTGCGTCGGCGCGGATCAGATCATCATCGAGGACACCGGCGTATTTGAAGCATGATTGGATTTGCGCTGACAGCTGCGAGGCGAGGATTAGCAGCCAAATCACCACGCCGGATAACACAGCGAGAAGGGAGAAAATAGCGATCATGGTGGAAGTTGGGACAAACATTTGCGGTGGTGCTTTCTTGTTATTTGACGGTGTTTTTCTTGGCGTACTCATCAATCGACGAGCGCTTCACTCGGAGATTCCTCGGTGAGAAGAACGTGGCTTCGAGCTTCTTTTCATCGACGAGGGCGCGTATCGTGCGTTCCCCTACCTGCGTGTACTGCGAGGCCTGTTCTATGGTGAGCCATTCTGGTTTTATGGGTGGGGCGTTCATGCGTGCGCTTCTTGTTCGTGGAGGTCGTCGAGTTCTAGGCCGAGGTTGTTTGCTTCTAATAGGAATGCTTTGGCTTGTTCGCGGTCGAATGCGAAGGTGTTTGCGATGAGGATTTCTAGTTCGTCGAGGCGGTTGAGGATTTCACTGATTCGTTCTTGGGGGTTCATCGTGTATGCTCCTTGGTGGATTGTTTTTGTTTTTGCCCCGTTGACCGCGGGGCTTCTTTTTACGCCGCCTCTGGCAGTGGGTCGATGGTGGGTAGGTCTAGCTTTTTGCGAATGAAATCGATACCGGAGGGCTGGACGTAGGTGGTGTATGAGCAGCCCATTTCGCCGTTCGTGCGCTCGTATTCATGCGCTTTCACCTCAAAGTGGTGCATATACTGCTGGTAGGGTGTGTTCCGCATAGCGCCCTTTGAGATAAGCACCCCGCGATTGCGTAGCTCGCGGAAAAGCTTGTTTTGCCCCTTGCCTAGCATTTTTGCGACCGCACCTATGGAGTATTTGCCTGTGGTGTCAATGAAGGATTCGTAAGCATCAGCTTTGGGTTCGAGTTCCTTATTTTTCTCTTCGAGTGCGAGGCGCTCTTCTTCGGCATTAAGCGCGATCTGAAGAATCTCCGCGCGGGTGAGGCTAGCTGGATCGAAAGCGGGTGACTGCTCCGCGCACTCCAGCTGATGCTCCATCGTCACAAACGCCTTAATCAGGTTCTTCTTAAAGTTTCTAACGATTTGAGTGTTGCGCATGTACGTCATCAACAGCATCGCGTGTTCTCTGTTGAGGATCGCAATAGAGCGTTTTTGCCTACCTCCAGCTGTGTCAAAGGGTTCGATTTCAAATCCGACCCTTCCGAATTCCTCGAAGTCCTCAATATTGTCTCGCACTAATCGGATAACGCTCGCATGCTGAGACCCTGTGCCTTCCGCGATTATGAGACTGGTGGTTACTGGTTCGCCGTTTTGATTTTTTACGAGGTTCATTCTGGGAATCCCATTTCCCAGCCTTGAAAAGCGATAGTTTTCATAGTTTTAGTAAGCCCAGGGACGTTGTCGATGATTTGACCAATGATTGGGGCAATTCCGCGGAAGGCGTGTGCGAGCATGATTCCTGCTAGGTCGGGCGACTTGGCGGTTCGGTTGACGTTGATTATCCATTCATCAACGTCCTCGTCAGTACGTACAGACGCTAGGAACTCGTAGCCATATTTCATGGCGATGACTTCCATTTCGCCCATATCTGGGAGAGTAAGGAACCCGGCGGGGATACCCTCCTCGTCGCAAGTAAGAATGGCGTTCTTATTAGCGTCAAACGGGTGCTTGGCAAACCAAGACTCACGAGCCTGGCTAATATTGCGGTTCATGATATATTCTCCTTATATATGGTTTCTTTTATGCTGCGTAGTATTGGTTCCAGACCTGCTCCATGAGTGGTCGGTCTGCCTCGGTGTAGCCGTAAACTTCAATGATCCGGCCATTCGTGAGCTCAATTGGTGCTTTCTTTGGCTCAATGCCGTTCACCGCAGTCCAGCGGTTCTTCAGCCGCTTGCCAAAACCCGAGGCCTTAGACCCAAGCTGCTTTTTTGATAAGCCCTTTTCCTTCAAAAATTGCTGCACATACAGCGGACGCGTCGTAGGATCCAGCTCGGGTGTTTCACCCATTCCCCTAGCGAGGATGATGCGGGCCTTAGCCTCAAGGAAGGCATCATGGATGAGGCCTTTCGCTGCTTGCGCGAGCTCCATTTGTGAACGCAGCTCAAACATCATCGCTTTCTGCTGGTGCTCAGTTGCCCGTGGGTTGATCGCCCCACCCTTTGCCCAATAGGACTCGATAGCGTCGGCAACTTCGTTTTGGTAAGCGACTACCAGCGGGCGAGCTTCCTCGGAGACGCGGTTCTCGTCGATAGTCGCAAGCCACATCGTAAGAGTGCGTAGGTCGATGCAAGTCATTTCACGGTTCTTGCCATCCGCGCCAACCGTTACGATGTTCGTAACGGTTGCCCATGACTTGCCCTTCAGCTTCTGTGTTTGCGACCCATAGCCAAGCCCAAGGTTTTCAACTATGGGCTTGAAGGCCACATATGGTTTCCCGTCAAACTCGACAGATTGAACGGTCTGCCCGTGGAATGGGATTGATACAAGTTCAGTAGTCATGTAAATTTCTCCTTAAGACTTTGTTTAGAGTTTTTCTTTCGCCCCTTGTTCCTGCAGGGGGCATTTCTTACGCTGCGAACGGCTCGCAATACCCGGCGACAAAATCGCTATCTCCCTGCAGGGCTGCGATGTGCAGCGCCATGCGCGCTGTGATTGGTGCGCCTGCTCGCAGGTCAGCGAGATTGTCGATGCTGGTCCCCAGCGCTGCGGCCAATTGCTCATCGGACTGCAGGCGGCGGGTACGCATGATGTGGTCGAGTACACCAGGGCGGACGCGAAAGCGCGTGAAGTTCGTCATTGGTCCCTCCATGTCAGTAGTGCAAGTAGTGTGATAGCGACGAGGGCTATTGATGGTCCCCCTACCGCTATGACAATGAGTGCGGCGGTTAGGTAGATGCCGTATTTGGTTGTTTTGTTCATGGCGTTTTCTTTTTCTTTGGTAGTGTGTGGGGTAAGCCCTGTGGGGCTGGCTACTTGGTTTAGCCAGCGCCCGGGGCCTTACTGTTTTTTGCCTCTTCGGTAACGTTTGCGCTTGCGGTGTTTTCCTTGCGTCTCACCCTGCTTGTATGTGAGGTAGCTGAGGGCGATTGCTATGAGGCTGATGATTATGGGCGGGTCCATGTTTCTCCTTTCTGGCGCGCTGTCCTGCGCCGGTGATTCCATAATGCCGGATTTTCCGCCATATTGCAACCCTGCAAATCCATACTACCCCTTGTTACCACCCCCGTCATGTGCCTTGACCTCGAAAATTGACGATTACGGCAAAGCGCAATATCATAGTTATATGAGCAATGGGACAAACTTTTCAGAGTGGCTAAAGGCCCTCGCCGGCGACGACACGCAAAAAGTAATCGCAAAAAAAGCCGGGTTGGTTGAATCAACACTTTCCCGGCAGCTGTCTAGAGGCACATTTCGCCCCGAGATGGTGATCGCGCTCTGCCGCGGCTATGACCGCTCCCCCGTCACAGGCCTCATAGAAACCGGCTACCTACAAGAATGGGAAACCGAAGACGTAGGCATCCCCTACGCGCTACAAAAAGCCACAAACAAACAAATTCTCGACGAGATCCTCCGCCGATCCGACCCCGAAGCCGCCTACCTATTCGGCGACCCCACCGGCGAAGTAGTCGACTACGACCCACAAGACACAAACGTCATAGACCTCCCCGAACCACCCCCGCATGTCACCGTCATCAGCGATGATGAAGCAGCCGCAGCGATCCGAGAAGCGTACCAACTCCGCGGAGCCGCGCACCCCGCAACAACCGAACTCACGGAACCAGAAATGCCATAAGGAGGAACAACTTGGACCTAGACGAACTAGCACAACACCTAGACGTGCGGATCCTCGAAACCAAGGACCTCCCCGAAGGAACAGACGGCATGTACATACACCACAGCCGGCTCATCCTCATCCGCCACGGGCTAGACCGATGGAATTACAACTCAGTCCTAGCCCACGAGCTCGGCCACGCGTGGCACGGTGATGACATCCACGGCGACCCACGACTGGAACGTCGCGCAGACGAGTTCGCCGCCAGACTACTCATATCCCCTATCGAGTACCGACTAGCAGAATCCCTACACGACGGGCATATAGGCGCTATAGCCTATGAGCTAGGTGTGACGGTGCGGCTAGTTGAGGTGTGGCGGGATATGCATGACAGAATCACAGCATAAAACAAGCCCTACCCCCACTGAACATAAAATCCCCCAAAGCCCTATCGAAAAACACACCGACACAATAGCATTGTGCCTATACCGCTGACCTAGTATCAGCACCAGCATAGAACAGATCAAAAGGATAAGGATCAACTCATGAAACGACTAGCAGTCATCATGTCCACAATTTTAGGGCTAACATGCACTACAGCCCCAGTATCTGCAGTACCCCTCACCACACCTTCAGTTAGGCACCCCAACACCACTGAGTATTCCGTTCAACCAGATGCAGATCTTCAAGAAGACGAACAACTATTTGGATTCAAAGGCTTTATAGCTAAAAGTGCCCTCAAAGGCATTGCACAACTCATACGCACCGCACCCCATAGCTTCATCAAGCGAGCAGGACGTACTCTCGATGACCAGGCAAGAGATAAAATACTTCGCAACAGTAACACCATTGCAGACAAAATCGACGAAGTAGCTGAATTCTCTGATCTAGTTCATCATCGGGTAAAAGAAGACCTATATAAAGCTCTTGCACCTATCATAGGCCACTCCGATGCCCTAATGATCGCCGACGTAGTAGCCTGGCTAGCACTATGAACCAACCAGACATAAGCACACTTGTCCAGCGTATTGAACAGCTCGAACTCAACCAGAGTAGGCTTCGCATACTACTAAGTCACGCCCCAGAAAAACACAAAGCTTTCGATAAAGCCTGCTATGTAGCGAATTTATCTTTTGAACAAGAAGCACATGTTCGTCAAACTATTCTAGATTTCCTAGACTCAGACAAAGAAGATATCAACGAACTTCTTAGCAGTATTGAAGCAATTGTAAGATACACTGTTGATGCTAAAAGTCTTATATCAGGTTTTAAAATGCGAGGCACAGCGCCTGACCGTTGGAAGCAAATAGATCCGCATAACGAATGCTAGAAACAACAAAGCCCTACCCAAATGTAAAAACTTTCTACGTTTGGGTAGGGTTTTTGCTCACACTGTCCCGCACCCAACCTTGGGACATACACTAACTACAGCAGCGTCTGCACACCACTACTATCTTCTGGGGACATCGCAAGAATTTCAAACCTCGGGCTACGCCCCTTAGCTTCCTCAACTCGCAGCTTCACCTTGAAACGAACCCCATCACACCGAACCTGATGAGCCGTCACATGCTCAGCAAAATCAGTGTCTAACAGGCTTGCCATAAAAGTCCCATACTCCGCACATTTTAACCTCCATTTACGTTTTAGCGGCTCATCAAAATGAGGAGTAGCCACGGTAGCCACAACATCAACGACCGACACAGTAGGCTCCTCATCCGAATCAATCCGCTGTATAGCGTGTGCCTCATTTTGGTTAATGACCACTGAACTGCCGGAATAATCGATATAGGTAAAGTTAATTACGCCTTGGTTGCGAACCAAAGGGTCAACAACTTTCTTAACCGAATCAACAAACTGGGGTTGATTCGCCAAGCCCAAAATTCTGTCCGCTGCTTTACGATCCCCTTTAACCAAAAAGCACCAACTTAGGTATAATCCCCCACTTGACACATAGCGGCCTAAAGCGCTATACTAAATACAAGAAGAAAGGAGGTGAAAATGTGGGACAACCTACCATGGTGGCTCGTAGCGCTATACGCAACATACACGGCCGCAAACCGAACCCTAGAACTAATCCTTAGCTACAAGATACAAATGAAAAAACTAGACAAAAAGAAAGGAAAATAAGGCAACCCCGGTCGAAATAAAAACAGGTTATCTCGACTGGGGCACCGCCCCTTATATTACAGCCATGAAGACACGAATCACCAACCATAAGCTGGCCAACATCGGACTACTGCTCATGTTTCTTAACGTTCTCACGCTCAACTCCACCCCACTAGCAATAGCTATAGCACTACCCCTCACAGCAATCCTCACACAGGAAAGCCGTAGCATATACCGTACATACAAAAAAGAAATGGCTAAGCTATGACCCCGACCATCATCGACCAAGACACCGGCAAAACCCTCTGGAGAGTCAAAGAATGCGCACAGCACTGCGACATCAAACCCTCCACATGGACAACCTACACCGCCCAAGGGCGCACACCCCAGCCAGTCGGACACCTCGATCTACGCACCCCGCTCTGGGATGCCGAGGAAGTCAAAACCTGGCACGCTAATCGGCCCGGCAGCCCAGTAAAAAATCACCCATAAACACACCACAGCCCCCCTACCCTAGGCTGTCATTCACCTTATCCATCAACGTGTCAGTACGCCCGGCGCGAACCTTCATATATACCTTCATGATCGTCTCCAGATCAGACTGACCCAACAGTGCACCAATCTCCTTTAAGTGCGCGCCCTGTTCTGCCAGTCGTGTGATCAGCCAATTCCTGCCACAGTGCGGGTCAATCTCCGTTGTCACGCCGGCACGTGTCTCAGTAGTGTTGAGTCTGCTTCTGAAGCTTGTGTCCATGACTGGAGCACCGGCTGCTGTTACGGTCAGCGGGGTAATGGTGCGGGGGCCGTCTGTGGATCTGATCTCGCACTCCACTGGCTCATACGCCGCTAAGTGCTCAAGGAATAGCCTAGTGTGGCGTCGCATGATCGGAACGTCACGGTACCCTGATTCCGTTTTAGGGGTTTGCCACATCAAATACGTGTGCCGGGAGCCGTCTTCTAGCGTCTCGGTGAGACGTTGTGCGTTCTGCTCGACCGTGACCACTGCACGTGGAGCATACGGTACCGCACCATGCACCTTCACATGTCTGCGCTCTAGACCGATCGCTTCGCCAATCCTCAGGCCGTGAAACAGGGTCAGCGAGGTTAGCACCTTATACCGTGGTGACGTGGCTTCCATGATCGCTTCCAGTTCAGCGTCAGATGGGAGGTATTTTTCTTTCGACTTCACCTTCACAGATGCCGTTTTGATCTGAACAGGATTAGCAGGGATCAGCTCACGCTCGACGGCGTGCTTCATAGCTGAGCTAAGACACTTATAGGCGCGCTGGTTCGTCGTGATCGTCGAATATTCCGCGTTGATCGCGTCCCACCAGCGGTAGATGTCATCTTTCTTCAGCTCTGTGATGGGGATATATGCAAGTCGTGTGATGTCTAGGTTGGCGTCGCCCGGCGGTAGTGGTGCGGTGATACGGTTAGAGACGGTGCGCTGGTAGTTCTGCAGGGTGGACTGCTTGATGGGCTTCGGTCTACTACTCAGTGATGCGTAGTAGATGTTGAACCACTCGCCCACTGTGGGGGTGTGGATGTTTGCCTGTTCCGCTGCTTTGGCTTTTTGTTGTTCCCGTTGGGCTGGTGGTGTCCATTCGTCGAATTCGATTAGCTTTTCTTCTTCTGCAAGCCACGCTGTAGCGCGGCGTCTAGTGCTGAACGTCTCGGGGGCTTTATGGGTTGTGCCTTGGTGGTTGTAGCGGGCTTGGATTTTTCCGGAGGGGAGTTTGCGGAGGCTTCCAAATTTTGACAT